GCTAGATATGTTTTAAATACGTCAAATCCATCATGCATTCTATACCGGTAGCGACCCTTGTTTTGGTATGTTTAATAGTTTTAAGTTGATCGCCTCTACTTTCAATTTTTCTTTTATTTGTTTGTTAATAAATGAGTTGACTTTACATGGATCTAAATCTTTTTGGTCACATAGATGTATTATTGCGTCCATATAAGATATCTTTTCTTTTCTTACACATGCCTCTATCTCTATTGAGAAAGATTTACTATTCATTTTCATCATTAATTATTTACCTTTATGTCTGACCTATCAAACGTATGATACATAATACAAGTAGATTCACCTGTAGGTATATCAACAGTAGCTATAATCTGATCGTCTTTAGAATACATTACAATCATCATTACAGGCTCACCATCAGGTCTTGCACCTGCTCTACCTAAACTTGCGTTCTCTAATATAAAACCTTTGTTTGTTATGAATTTGTGTACATAGTCCGGGTGTCCACATATAACAGGCATTTCACTTGGTGCTAAGTTAGTATTATTTTGATACGTTTCCTCTGATAAGGCTATTGTACTTATTAGTACAAATAGGAGGATTAATTTTTGCATTACACTTTATCTTTATTAAGTTTCTCATAGTATTTATAAAAGTCTTGTATAGCTTTTCCTAGATTTTCTTCATATGGTTTTCTTTCTTTAACGTAAGGAACCATAGAACCATCTTCACCTGCAATTAGAACAACCAATTGTTCAATAGGTTTACCATATAATTCTTCGTACATAATAGCATAAGCACAAGTTTGTAAAAAGTAATTCTCAATCCAAGATTCTTGGCGTTCTTTGTTCGCTGTCTTGAAATCAATTACTGACAACTTACCATTGTATTCTGCAATACAGTCCACTTGTCCAGCAATAGTTAACTTCTTACTGTACATAATTGTTTCTAAACAATGTATGTTATTAATTTGGTCTACGTATGGTTTGATTAGTCTGAACATGCCTAAAGGTAATACACTTCTCTCACTAGGTGTTTCGCCTTTTAGATACTGTTCAATTAGATTGTGGGTTGCTGTACCACGGTTGGCTGCTCGTCTCATTTCCCAATTAGCAACATCTTCACCAATACTGTCTCGCCATTTTTGAAGACCTGCTTTCTTTTGAATACCAAGTACTGTAGTTATTGACGGATAATGTTTACCATCTACTTCATAAAATCTGAAGCCGTCTATTCTTTTACCCTTTGTTTTAGGCAAAGGTGTTTTGTCTAGTTCTATAAATTTAAATTTGCTCATAATATACTTATTCTATCACTTTCCAGTTGATTTGTCAACCCTCGTTCATACCATTTTAAGTTGATCTATACAACTGTAAATGGTCGTTAATTAATTCGCTAGAGTTTCTTAACTCCTCACGTTTTTCTTTTCACTTCGGCTCGTATGTCTCATAACAAGTTTTACCACTTTCATTTCTGTAAGCACGTAAAATTTGTTTTCTATTATCTTCAGCCTTGTATGAACAATGGATCCACCCACTGTTAGGTTCATCTAACTTGTGGTATTCCAGAATCATCTGGTCAAACTCTAGGTTGTCTGATATCCATTTACATAGTTCAGCGTTGGACAATCCAAAGATTTCAAAATCGGCGGCCTCGGCTTTAGTATGCTGTGAATTTTTACTTGAGCCAATTGCTTCGCATAATTCAGGACTACGATACCCACTTGATATCGTTACTGGTCTTTTATAATGATCTCTTATTTTTTGTAAAACGTTTTCACATAGTAACTTTAACTTTTCAATCTGGTCTTCGTTAGGGTTATTATTAATACCCTTACGTTCAGCTGTTTGTGAAGCTGTAAGTTCTTTTAAACTAAAATTATTACTTAATTTCATTTTATCCTCTCGTTATTTTTAACACTTTGTCTATTTGTGCCTTGATGATTGGACCTCTGTTAGGCCAATGTATGTAAGGTTCTGTTGTCTTACTTAAATTATATAGAAACGGTAATATTACTTTTTCTAACTCTTTGAATTTAGCTTTAGTATCTTCATCTGTTATTTCTTTAGTAATAGTATCTTTTTCTGCCACTATCTGCATTACTTCGTTCATCATGGACTTGATAGATGATACGTCTTGTTTAACCTTTGATATTTCTAAACTAGCATTGTCCATTGCTTTTGTATCAACAACTGGTGTTTCTTGTTTAGGTGGAGCTTCTACTGCTGTAACTCCAAAATCTTCTACAAGGTCAAAACCTCTCA